GCAACAATGCTTATGGAAGAACGTATGATGTTGATGGCTCGCGGAACTGCAAGCGGTTACTCAGGCGCACTAGCGGCACCTGCAACTGTAACTCTTACATCACCAGTTGCAAGCGGCTCACAGACAGCACTTGCAGCGGCAACTTACTATGTTTATGTAACAGCAAACGCTGGTATCGCAGGCTCAGGCTTTGGCGAATCAATTGTTTCAACTGTTCAATCAACAGCAGTTGCATCAGGCGATGTTCTCTCAATCTCTTGGACTGCCGTAGAAGGCAACATTGGTTACAACATCTATGTTGGCACATCAACTGGCACAGCAAACTGTACCTATCAGGGAACAGCGCAGGGAACTACTGCCGTAATTCAGGGCGCAGGAACTGTCGGTCTAACTGGCAACAACTTTGCTCTAACAACAACAGGAGCCGCCGCGTCACGCGCAAACGCAGACACATCTGCATATGCAACTGGATATGACGGAATTCTGCCTACTGTTCTTGGCGCTAACTCAGGTTACAACAACACCATTAACAGCACTTTCAGCACTTCTAACCCAGGAACTGAATATCAGACCGTGTTTTATAACCTCTACAATGATGTTAAGGCTGACCCAGATGAGATTCTCATTAACGGCTCAGACCGCAAGCAGTTGTCAGACGCTATCAAGAACGGCTCAACAGCAAACTACCGTCTAAACCTCACACAGACAGAGGCTGGCGATTACATCGGCGGCGCAACAATTGGTGCGCTTTACAATGAAATCACAGGCAAGATGGTTCCACTTACTGTTCACCCTTGGTTGCCACAGGGCGTTTCTCCTGTTCTGTCATACACTTTGCCAATTCCTGACACCGAGGTTTCAGATGTTTGGTCAAACTTTATGGTTCAGGACTATATGGGAATCCAATGGCCTGTAACTCAATTCCAGTATGAATTTTCTACTTACTTCCGTGGAACTTTCTTCTGCACCGCACCTGCTTGGAACGGCGCAGTATCAGGAATCGTGTCTGCATAATGTGTCTAGTATGTGGTTGCAATCAGCCAGCAAATAGTCACGGCGGCGGTCAGACAACTTTGCCTGACGGCACAATCGCCACAATGACAACGGCTGTAATGGTTACACCAACCGAAACACCGAAGTAATCCGTCAAGAAGGGTGGCGCGTCATATAGTGGGCGCGCCACCTTTTTTAACTTAAAGGGAGCAAAAGTGGGAAGATTATTAGCGTCAGATGGCGGCGTTAAAGGCGTGGACATTACAACAGAGCGCGGTGTGCGTTCATATAATCCTGATAAAAAAGGCGTTATAACAGTTGATAATCCAACACACGCCAAGCGATTGAAGGCAGAGGGTTTTTTTGAAGCGTCACTAATGGGTGCAACCGTTGGCGGCGAAAGTCTTGGTTACACTTGCTTAGAGTGTGGCTTTGGGAGTTGGTTTGCTTTGTGTAGCCGTTGCGGTCATAACAACAGCACAACGCCTAGAGATGGAGAATAATGGCAATCGGTTTAAATACGGACACGTTTTTTGAAAGCCCATACTTAACTGCGGCTGAATATTTAAACGCGCCTACTTCTATTGATTACACAAATTTGGTTGTTGGCGGCAATAGTGCCGCGCAAGAAGCCGAACTTAGCCGTGTAATTTTGCGAGCGTCATCATTTCTTGATGAGTATTTAAACCAAAATCTTGTGGCAACTCGCAAAACAGAAACACAGCGCACACGATTTATGCCTAACGGATTTATTTCTTTGCACCCAAATCAAAATCCAATTATTGCGTTAGAGGCATTTTCTTATGGAATGGCGCCAAATCAGTTATACGCAATTCCTGACCCATCTCTTTGCTGGTTTGAATCTCAGCAAATTATTATTCCAGTTAGCCAAATGTCGCTTACTTGGTCATCACAAGGACCACTTTCGTTTGGTGGCGGTGGCTCTAACTACAACCAAATTTATTGCCAATACACATACACTTCGGGATACGTTAATAATCCAATTGCGGTGGCTGTGGCAGGGGCAAGTTCTATGACAGTTGCCAACCCAACTGGCATTGTGGCAGGTCAAGCGTTACGAATCTACGACGGCGCAAAATCAGAGTTAGTTTATGTGGCAAGCGGTTACACGTATGGCGCCACAACTGTCACATTAGCCTCTCCGTTGCTCTATGACCACGCCGCAGGCACGACCTTTGGTAATCTGCCAAACGCCATTAAAGAGGCTTGTATCCTCGTTACAACGGCTTTTATTAAAATGCGTGGCGATAGTTCTATGACAATGCAAGTAACAGTTAATCCAAGCGGAAACATTACAGGCGCAGAGCGTTACGGCTCAGAGATTGCACTTGCTTTGGAGATGGTCAGCCTGTATCGCCGAGTTCGCTAATGGCAACGCTTACAGGTCGCGCCGCCGTTCGTGCGCAACTATCAAGTTTTATTGCAAATCCGCCAATTGCCACATTGAACCAAGTTTGGACTTCGTTTCCTAAAAACATTAATTTTCAAGTAAATGCACAAGTCGGGCAAATGTCACGTTCTGCCTGCGTTGTGTTTATTCAACAAGAAACAGAAACACGTTTGGCGATTGGCGGCTCACATAGCGGCTGGAAACGTGTGGACTATACAGTTGTGCTTCAAATCTTCCAACACTCCCTACACCGTGATTCAACGGCGGCGATGGACGATTTTGATACACTTATTGACGCCATAAAAGAACGGCTTCGTTCCGACCATAACTTCGGTGACACAAGTGGCACCTTAGTTTGGCAGGGTGCAGAGCCAATTATTGACGCCTTTTATGGTGAGCCAAGCACAAACAAAGAAGGAGCAACGGAAACGTTTGCTGAATTGCAGTTTGATGTTACGCAAATGATTCAAGCATAAGGAGATGCAATGAAATATAAATATAACGGAACAGATGAACGTGTGTTTCCTACGCTTGGACTTGTCGTAAAGCCCGGCGAGGAATTTGAAGCACCCGAAAATTTTGTTGCCGCCGATGTTGTGCCTAGCACTTCATTAACAACAAAAATAGCCAAGCCATCAACAACGTCTGTTGCGACAGACTTACCGCAGGAGAGTGAATAAATGACCGTTCAAAATTCCGTTCGTTCCTATATAGGAATCGCCAAAGAAACAACCAAAGGCACAGTAGTTGCGCCAACAGATTTTATCCCAGTAGCAAAAGACAGCCTAAAGCCAGTAGATATTGTGGACCCACTTTACGATACAGGCTTACGCGGCTCTAACGTTGTTAATTATGCCTATATTCCAGGACGCACACGTTCTACATTTGATTTTGGTGGCGCTGTTTTTGCCGACACAATCGGATATGCACTTGCTGGCGTTTTAGGTTCAGTTGCAACAACGGGCGTATCAGCGCCATACACTCACACGATTAGTTTGCTAAACAGCCTGACAAGTGACGCAGATACACAACCAATTTCTTACACACTCACCGATTTTTATGCCGTTGATGTGCGCTCATATGGTGGCTGCCAATTCTCAGACTTTTCATTAAAGTTTAATGCAGATGGAATGTTGGAGTACGACACCAAAACAACAGGCTGGCAATCAATTACAGTTGCTGACCCAACTCCAACTTTCTCAACTGTATTGCCTACACCAGTTTGGCGCGGCACAGTTTCAATTGGCGGCGTTTCTGTAGCAACTGCTATGGAAGGCACAATTGAAATGACACGCGGAGTTACACCTATTTATGGCATTTCTAATACACAGAATCCATATCAGGTATTTCTTGGCGCACTTGAAGTTACAGGCTCAATTAAGTTTGTAATGGAAAACGATACGCAATTGACTAACTTCCTTAGCAACAGCCAGCCAGCAATTGTTCTTAACTGGGCGTATGGCTCAGGCGCAACAGAGTTACAGATTCAGGCAACTCTCACAAAGGGTGCTTACACAGCCGCAATGATTGAACGTGGCGATGATTTTGTTTCTGTTTCAATTGAACTCAACGCACAAGCAAACACCACAGATGACGGCGCAAGCGGTGGTTTTGCGCCAATTAAGTGGGTTTTGAAAAACGCAAAGGCTTCTGGCACTTACGCGTAAGGTCAGAATAGAAGTGCTAAGGGGCGGTCGTAGAAAACGCCTTCCTTTCTCTCGCCCCTTAGCACCTTTTTTAAGTTAAAATCGGAAGGCAACCCGATGGAAGGAAAAGAAAATGGCAAGTACAACAGTTAAGTTACCAAGTGGCGCAGAGGTAGTTCTACGTGACCCATCTACGCTAAGAGTTAAAGACCGCCGAAAGATATTCGCCAATGCCTCTAACGCCAAAGAAGGCATTATGCAAGCGTTGTCCCTTACTGACGGCTTAATTGCAGTTCTCGTTGAATCTTGGACGTTGGATTTAATAATTCCGTCTATTCGCATTTCGTCTATTGATGAAATGGAAATGGCTGATTATGACGCTCTAACAGAACACACTAAAGCGGCGCAAAAAGTTTTGTTCCCGCAAACGCAAGAAACTGACGAGAGTGCAAAGGATACCGAAAGCCCTTTCGGCGACTCCAACGATTAAAATGGTTACTTGAAGGCGGCGAACGCCACGAAGCCTTTACGTACCCTGATGAAG